CGTGTCGTTTCTGATGCGAATCTGTGTTGCGGCATTTATATCCCGCTGTATGTCAAGAATCTCTATCGGCGCAGGCGTTCCAATGCCGATGTTGCTGTTAAACTCAATGATGATCGAATCGGCGATGGTGGATCCGGTGAATTTGGGAATCGTGCCGGGAGTGCCTTTCAGCGTGACTGGTGCCCCAGGTGGTCCGTCTTCTCCGAGTTCGCCATCCAGACCATCCATCCCTGGAGGACCTGGAATACCAGACAGGCCAGAGGCTCCTTGAGCGCCAACGGCACCAGGCAACCCCGGAACACCAGGGAATCCATCTTCTCCAGGTTCACCATCTTCCCCGTCCATCCCAGGGGGCGCCGGAGCACCATCAACACCGGCTGATCCAGGAATGCCAGGAGGTCCATCTTCCCCGGGTTCGCCATCCAGACCATCCATCCCTGGAGGACCTGGAATACCATCCAATCCAGCAGAGCCCTGGATACCGGGAGTGCCGTCGAGACCCGGAGACCCGGGGTCACCATCTTCCCCGGGATCGCCGTCTAGGCCGGGGATCCCCTGAATTCCTTGGGTGCCATTCGCACCAGGAGCACCTGGGGCTCCGGGGGCACCATTCAGTCCAGGGATACCATCTGCGCCAGGAATTCCAGGAGCACCGTCTTCCCCGGACTCGCCGGGATCCCCGTCTAACCCAGGCGGACCGGGGATACCAGACGGGCCGGGGATACCAGACGGGCCAGTGGGACCAGTGCCACCGGTACCGCCAGCAGCACCAGGGGCTCCTGGAGTACCGTCTTCTCCATCTTCCCCGTCCATCCCAGGAGGACCGGGAGGGCCAAGTTCATTGAATCTGATCCAGTCGGCTGCCGATAAATATCCATCCACCGCGGCGGTGGCCTTCGGGATCGCGATCGTTCGGTTTGCAGAGAGGTCGCCGCCGCCGGTCAGCGGGGCGGTGGCATTGATGGTCCTGGTGGCAGGGACAAATCCGGTATGGAGGGCCGAGGCATAATCCAGACTGATGAGTGAAGCGTGATCACCACCAGCACCGCCTCCATCGGTGGTCCCGTGGATTTCGATCTCTGACATTGGCCTATCCTATTAGACTGCTGGAGCCGACCCTTGTGCTCCACCCTCGCCGCCAAGAGCTCTACCTCCCAATCCCCCACCGCCTCCGGAGGCGGCCATTTTCTGCTTCACGAAGTTGATGAGCATGTCCTGGCCTTCTTCCCTGAGGTTCTTCTCGACGCTCTCCGTGAGGCTTCCCATATCCATCGCCTCGAACAGGTTCTTGCGATCAAAGTCACCCATTCGACGCATCATGAGTTTTATCGTCTGTTCGGGTATTCGGCTGGACTTCAGGAGGGATCCTGGTTGCACCAGGAATTGGAAAGAGCGCCAGTGTTCTTCCGCATTCTTTCCGGCGGGTACCATGCTCCCGGGCTGGTAATCGTAATCCTCGAAGGTCTTCCCCTTGTCGCCGAGCATGATGACCCGCCGGCCCAGGTTGTAAAACTGGAAGAAGTTAGCGATCTGTTGCTGGCCGATGTCGCCGACGAAATCCTCGATATATCTCACCTTTAGGCGCACCAAGGTCTGTTGGCCTTCCTTCATCTGCTCGAGAGTATCGGCCGCCGGGATGATCCCCTTCCGGCTGACGGATCCCAGGTCGATGAATCCGCTCTGGCTGTCCAACTCCTGCTGGGCGTAGAGCATGGTCTGAAAGACAAAGCCTGGCAACACTGGACTCTGAGCATAGAAGGGAGGAGCAATCGACGCCGGAGAATACCAAATTTTGGCCCCGGGCATGTTCGGATCCAGATTCCTTTTGACATTCGGGGAGATCGCGTTGTCGGGGGCGACCATCGGCGGATTGACCGCCTTCTTGACCGCATCAAGAATTCCCGCAAGGATATTATTCATGATGTCTTGCAGAGGAATTTGATTGCGGAACTCCGAAACTCCTACCCACTGCCACGGTACCCGATTCAGGCGCAGGGCCGCGAAGGGGAACTGCCCGTGCCAGAACGGATTGGGCCCGTCATGTAGAACCACGGGGCCTCCCATGATGATCAGCCGGCCGCGCGGATATAGTTTCTGCCCGGGTTCTACCCAGTACCCCCATTCCTTGGCCATGTCTCCGACGAAGACTCTTCTATCGGAGGTATTCTTCTGGCTGTCCCGGAGCCAGAATTCCCGATAAAGAGCCATGGGGATAACGGAGTCTCGGAACTGAGATCCCGATTGGCCGAACAGGCGCCTCAACTGCGGAGAAAGCACTTGCCATGTCTTGCCCAAGAGCCCCTGCCCGGTGCCATGCGAAGAATGCATCTGGTACTGGGAGTATTGGCGATCAATCGGAACGGCGATTCCCTTGACCGGATACTTCTCATGGAACCAGTCGAGAGGTTTTGGAGATCGATATATCACGCCCATAGATTCTTGCAGGGTGTGTCCAGGACGGATGGGGATAACATCCAAGGCACCGCAGGCGGTCAACTGAAGTTCTCCGGCGCCGTTTTTCAGGTCAGGGTTCCACACGAGTCGTCCATATCCGATGGTCAGAGCGGCGTGAATGATGATCATCGCGATCGTCATATCCACGCTCTCATTGAAAAACCATGCCCTGGTGAGTTTGTTCAGGATTACAGCGTGCTGCTCGTAGAGATCGTTAGATCCTTTGATCTCAAAGGTCTGCCGGATGTCCGTCAGGTAGGAAACTAGCTGAGTGAGGTTCGTCCAGAGACGGTTGGCAACGGGAGACGACTTATAAGTCGGCCGTCGCTCGACCCATTGCTTACCCATGAGATAGTTGATGTTCTTGTCGAGCTGTACGATTTCATCGTTCTTTTCGAGATCGTCCTTCGCCTCTTCGAAGATGGCTTCGCAGAATCGACCAACTTGCTGGTCGTGCTTGCTGATATCCATCGAAAAATCGGTGCCGGCCGCGTCAAAACTAAACCATCCCGGAAGGTTCATAAAGATATCCTCTATTGGAGCTTACAACACCCTGTCAATACCCCTAACCGGAAATCGGGACCAACGTTTGGGGCGGGGGGGCGTCCGCGTCGGCCAACCGGACATGGTGTTCGGCCTCGAGCTGGCGCAATTGGCCCGTTCCCCGAACCGTGACCGGCTCGCCCTCTGGCAGGATGTTGGAAGTTGTGAACGGATTGAATATCTTCGCCGCTGCCATAGAATACACCCTGTCCCCCAACTCCTCGCATCTCGGACAGTGTTCGGTCATGATGTCGTGTGGTAACGGCGAATAGTGCTCAAAACGGTTTGAGCACTTTCTGCAAGAATATTCGTAAATTGGCATGTCAGATCACCCGTTTCTTCCGCAAGAAATCGTTCCACTCCAGAACAGTCAGATCTCGCTTGCCGCTGTCCATCACGGCATCAATCATCTTGATGAGTTTCCTACCGGCTTTCTTCATCTCTCGGGCCTTGATCTCCGGCCGGGTAGTAGAGAGCACAACCACCTGACCCTGGCGCTTTGCGATGTCGAAAGTTCCCCCTCGTGGAACTGATCCGTAACACCCAGGGGTCGAAGAATAAAGATATGGTCGGGACATATCCACTGGCGACCCAGGGGGAGCCTTACTGGTTGTCGGGTAGGCGACCCACTGTCCAACCGCCGTGTCATCCTTCTGGGTTAGCTTCCATCCGGTCCATTTGATCTTGTACTCCCGGTAGATCTGAGGAGATGCTGGATCGAATCCATCGAGGATCTCATCCTCTTTTTTATGAGGATTTATGGATTTTTTCACAGAATCCAGGATGGCAGAGAGATGTTTCTGCATGTCACGATGGTTGTCATCGAGAAATTTTCGCCTCCCCGAATCGCCGAAGGCAACTCCAACCAGGGGAAGACCGGCGATAAATCCGATAAAACTGCGACGACTGTTTTTCATGGCAATTGCTCCTTTTATCGTTGACTGCTATTTCATTCAAAGAGTGTGCATGTATTCAGCCTATGTTAGATAGGATGAAGTGGTAAACATAAACCTCGTAAACCATGTAGATAGAGTGATTAAAACGACGAAAAACCATCCATTATCCAGACCGAGTTCGACAACGGAATTCATGAAACGAGTTTCATCCATCGCATTGGCTTCTGCGACCCCCTTGACCGATTCCACATGGCGCTCGGGGATGATGAGTTGGATCATTGCATCCCCGTTAAGGCGCCGCGGGCCCTCCAAGAGCTTCTTGGATGCCTCGGCTCGTTGCTGGAGTTCCTTCGTATCCTGCAGTTCCTGCTGCAGAGCGAATATGGAACCGAACAGGCTCGATGCGTCGGTGAAGTGTCCCAGGATCCCTGATATCCTCGCGAAGTTGATTTCGTCGATCACCATCCCTGACACAGATTGCGGTGCCGGCCGCCATTCCTGATCCCCCGGCCCGATCTGATCGTTTCCTTCCCCGGAGGTGCCTTTCGGCCCTGGAACACCGACGAGCTTTGTCCCGCCGCTGGATTCCAACGGTTGGACTGGCTGGGGAGACCTCGAGGGTGGCGGAATGGGAACCGGAGTGGGCTTCGGGAAAGCCTGCATCGAGAGATTGTTTAGGTCCTCTCGTTCCGGATATTCGTGTCCCTTGGCGCAATGCGGAAAGTTCTTCGAGCCCTGCATGATGATTGGCTCGTGGATATTGCTCTGCATGAAGCAGAGCGGACAATTGTCAGGCGGACGATTGGCTTTTGGCGTTGTCATCGGCATCTCCTTTAGAGCATTAAGTAATCCGGATAATCACCTTCGACGGGTTGATCCCGATCAAATAAAGGTGAATATTCAGTGTTTTGAAAATCCTGATCCTTGGGGACCTGCTTGTCATCCGGTATCCCCAGTTTGCGTGGTCGTAGTTGGGTGGAGCAGTAGTAGCAGATCATGTGCGCCATCACGGCGTCATCATGTTCCCGGCCTTTATACCTGCCGCATCCTTCCTCTTCTTCCACAAAATCGAGCATTTCATCAATGTCTTCCTCGCAGCGAACGACCACGGTCCACTCATCCAGGGCTTCCCGAAAACGACCGATCAGTTCGCTCTTGTTACGGAAGGTCGTTTGCCAACCTATCCACGACGAGTAAGCATTCTTGGCCTTGTCCTCGCGCATCCACCGATACCACTTCGGATACATCAGGACTTTGACCAGATCGGAGGCAACCGTGGTGATGGTGTTGCATTCGGGGCAGATCTCCGCCGTATTGAAGTAGTAACCCATTGCTGCGATCACGCGCGCAAACAGGGTCGGGGGGCAGTAGCCGTGCCATCGCGCCACCTGACGCAGGGGACTATTGATATCCTCCGGGATGGCGTAAACCTGAGCGCAGGCATAATCCCCGCCGTCAATGCCCATGGATGGATCAGCGGCGATATAGTAGGTCATCCCCTTGATGGGTTCCTCCCACATCCAGAATCTTCCCTCCTCCTGCTTGGAGAATCTTGGGGTGAGATCGTCCTTCTCGTCGAGGCGAATTTCACCTTTCCACCTTGGCGGGTGCGCAAATTCCGTGCTCATCCGATAAAGACGCCGCTTGGAGAAAGCGCATCGGCCGGAGGCGATGAAAGCCTCGGCTGCGGTCATAGGGAATTCTTGAAAAAATTTCTCGGGATCTCCATCGACGGCCTCGAACTCGAGCATCTTCTCGCGTCTCCAGGCGAACTGGCCGTCAGTCATCTCATAGTTCAACTGGTTATTGGCCTTCTTGGCAACCGCCACTTCCTCGGTGGTGCGTTTGAAGTCGGGTGGCGCAGATATGGAGTACCCGGGTTCCCGGATCCACTCCAGGAAGACAAAATCCCATCCCAGTTTCTTCTGCTCAGACGCCCTGCAGAGATGGTGCCACGGATTGCCCCTACCTCTGGCGGTCGATTCCATGATGCCAATTGAGTGCCGAAAGTTGACGAGAGATCCGAAGATTCCTTCAGTGATGGAGTTCGAATTCCGGTATCGCGCAACCTCAGCCAGATGGGCGCCGAACAGGGACTTTGAATAGGCGGCGCCGGAGGGTTGGTTCGCCGATTCAAAATAAAGCAGGGACTGCAGTCCCCTGTCTAGGGCCTTGTTTTCTTTCTTGTCGAAACCCAGGAGTTGCCCGCGGATGTCATATCTCTTCTCCGGGGCCATCCACCAGGGCAAGTTCGCGTAGGCAATCCTGGCCATGCCAAAGTTCACATCCACCTTGTTTTCTTCGTCCGACATCGACATGGCATGGACATGCGGGTGCAGGAAAGTCAGCCAGCACATGAGAGCGATCCCGATGGTCGTATTGTGAGACACAAATCCTTCGGCGATATAAGTTCCCGTGGAGGTCTGCAAATCAATCATGGACCGATCGCCAAGTGGATCGATGCTGACAATTTTCGACCACCCTCCCCCAATATGTTTACCCGGAAGTTCCCGATCTTCCCAGAAATGACGGCCGATAAAGCGCGAGGGACGTGTTTGTCCGATAAGCCGAAATATTTCGTCCATGCGTCCGACCACAATTTTCGGCACAGGACCTTTGCCGAACTTGCTCTTTCGGACTGGCCTGTCAGATTCTAATCGATAGTGATATCCTCGTGATCTGCAATATTCCACAGCCCTGTCATATACCGTACCGTAACTCTGTGTTACGTTTACGGAGGCGCCGGCCCTCTTTTTATTTGCAAGGGATCCTTCACCATCTAGTATTCCTCCGAACCATCCATCTTCCACGGTCGGATCACTCCATGGAGTCGTAACCGATCGGATCTTTGTCCCAACTCTCAGTTTCTTCTTACTTATTTTGTTTCCATCGATGGATCGCCAATGGGTCTGAGATCCTGCCTTTTTGGAAAGCCACGGATGCTGGCCGGTGCAGACGACCGACCGTCCATCATCGAAGGTTATGCGGTAGGCCTTGTGATGGACCCTGACCACTCCCTGGACAATACCCGTCCGCATATGGCGACCTTTTCTGGGACCCAACATTGGATATTCATCTACGGCAACCAGTTCCTGACCGACCTTCATATCTGCGATCCGGACCCAACGGAGGTCTGCTGTTAGCACTCTGGTTGACGGATCCAGGCAAAGCCCCATCTGGCGTGCTTTCAAGGCGATTATGCGTATAGCTTGCTGCGCATTAAACTGTCTCATGAACGAATCCATGAGCATCTCCTGGCTATCATAAAACGGCCAGAGAGGTTGAACTACGGCCTTCTTGGTTCGTATGAAGTGGTAATTCTCGAGGTAGTATCGTGGGTTGGTCAGGCAGGCGTGGATCTGCTCAACGATGAATTCGGTTTCATCATCGGTAAGTAATGCCCATGCTTTGGTATAATCTCCACCGGATTCGAGATACTTGGCATCGATCTGTTCGATGGGGTCCTCGATCTCCGGATTCTTGCGAGGTAATCGCTCGATCAATTATGCATTCATATCTCACTCACCCTGTTGGTTTTTCGTTAAAACCCTTCTCCCGGAGGGCTTGCTGAACAAATGTCTCCATCTCTTTCTGACTCATCTGGGTATCATCCAGAGCTCCGCAGGCGCGAAGTTCCTCGACTTTCTCCCGGACAAACATTTCCTCCTCGTTATAGGCATCGAATCCGCCCTCTGTGGGCGTAAGGCGTTTCGCCCAGAACTCTTCCATCTTTTTGTTCAAGTCTAAGCCGAGACCCGGGAAATGTTCTTGAGGTTTCAGAGATGAAGCTATTTGCTTTTTTACTTCGACGATGGCGACGGTAAGGAATCTTTGGACGGCAAAAACAAAACAGGCAAGCCCAAACAGAAATAGGCCTCCCGCGACGAGCACCAGTGCAATTTGCCAGATCATGGCAGCATTATACCCGTTTTCCATGACATTTCACTACTTTCGTGGATCCTTGGTCTGGATCCAGTCCATGAGTTGCAGGTCGTCTTTCCTGGACGGATCTCCGGGCACGATATTCAGAGCGGTGATGTATCCTGACGCCTTGTGCCAGAAACATTCGATCCAGCCATTCTCCAAAACGAGTTGGTGTTCCATGGTCTCCGTGCATACGAAGGGATGCTTGATCGAAATCTTTAACGGTTTGTCAGTGTCGATCTCGAAGAACCCGTCGCCGGTGCTCATCTTGGCGCGATCCCAATCGGCGCTAATCCGAATCTTCACAGCAGACTCCCCCACTTCTTATCCGGGAGTCTCCGGATGACCTTGGAACGGGTCAGGGCGGAATACAGAGTGACCAGCGGTTTCTTACCGCCTACAAACCGGCCGTGGGACTTGAGGAGATCGAGAATTTCCTTGGTAGTGGCAGGGGCCCCCTTGATCAATATCGCAACAGCATCAGGAAGACTGAGACTGAAAATAGCCGAGCTCCCTCCTTCGAAATTCTTCATGGGTTCCGGTTCCATTCTGGATCGCACCCAGGAGATGTAATTTTGAATCTCTTCCGCCTTACGAATAAGTTCATCTAGGCGATTCCTTTCGGCTTTCATTTGCTCTATAGAATCTTTCAACATCGGCATTTACCTCTTCACTTGATAATTTTCCCTGAACTGGTCACGAAATAAAACCTGCCCAGGGGGAGTGTGGGCAGTCCGTATCCGAAGGCGATTTCCTGGCATCTGGCAATCTGTTGTCTCAGAATATCATCGCTCAGACTCTTGTCTTTCTCAGCATAAAACGCCTTGGAAAGTTTCGCGATCTCTTCGGTCTCTCCTGCACTTGCTATCATTCCGGTGTCCATCGCCATTGACTCCACTCACGATTCAGGGTTGATCCTTCCGAGACGGGACAAATGAGCATTACACGATGGATGTCTGGATCGGTAGTGATCTCGGGCTTTGATTCTTTTGCACTCCCGGCAACTCCGTATCTTGTACTTACCCCTCTGGTACACATTGAGATTGTCGCCTTGGTAGGGATGGCCGGCTGGACAGTGCGTCTTGAGGTCGTTTGCAACACCACCTTTCCATCCCCTTTTGTAATGTAGCCTCCTGCAGGCCTTGCAGTGGCCATCCGGAGTCAGGTTGGCACGGCCCAGTTTGTGTCCGCGCGGGCATATCTTGCGCCGCTGTTTCTCACTCAGTTGCGCCATTTATGGGCTCCGGGCCAAACTGAATGACCAAGGATTTCTCGCTTTCAAGTTTCACGGAAATGTTCTTGGTGAGATATTGCTGACACATCTTGAGTTGGGCTTCCTCCCCATTAGATGTCGGTGTCAGGATAATCTGAGCCGTGGTGCCTTCGTAGCGGAATGCCACACTGATCATCAATTCCTCCGTTAGGATCCATGCTCGTCCAGGTAATTCACCAGTTTCAGAAGGAGTTCGCCTTTAATCCGACACTTGGTCTTGTGCGGCGTCGAAGGCAGAACGGCAATCTGATCCGGCTCCCGGGTAACTTCACACATCGAATCGGAAGCGAACATTTCTCCGACTTGTCCTGGATAGCTCGCATAAAACACCTTCACCGTATCTTCGCAAACGGCATACCACTGGGCCACAAGTAAAAGCATATTGCACTGGACATGCCGCCATCCGGTCCAGTATAGTTTCCATCTTCCGTGTTTGACGCAGGTGATTGCTTTTGGCATTATGCCGCCTATGTCACCGTCTCACATACCTCGAATCCATTATGGCAAAATACTCATCCACGGTCAGATCCATGAGCTTCCTGGGTATGTCGTCCACAATGACCGCACCGAAATTTGTCTGGACCAGATGCTGCCCAGGACCTGGAATCGGAAGCGGTTTGTTTCCCTTTTCCATCTTGTTCATCATGGTGTTGTAGAGGACAGTCAGGTCAAATTCCGCAGATAGGAACAATCCCTGATAAGCGTAGTACGCATCCATCGCCTGGCCATTCTGGAACGCCGCCCCCAACCGATCGTAGAACTCGGAAATGCGATCAGGGGAAAAGAGGAAATACATTCCATTGATGTGATTCAGGACGGCCAGGCTTCCCTTCGCCTCTCCGGTGGCCTCGGCCGAGAAATTGTCCGTTCTGATCGGCGGGTAAACTGATCCCGGGAATCTGGCCTTGAGTTCCTCGAATGCCGCCAACTCAAATTTGTCAAACTGACCGACATTCTCCGCCTTGCTGCAGAAAAGGCGACTCGTGCAATTCATATCCGCCCAGGCCTGGATCTCGTCGTTGAGATAAAGACTCGGATCGGCAGCCGCTCTCACCGCGATGTCCTTGGCATGATTAAGTGCTTTCAAAAGGTTTTGAGTGAAAATGTTCTTGTCCGGCAATGGCATGATGCTCTCCCTCCTTCATCACCTCTCTATGTAAACGGTGTTTCCAAATACTAGACCGCGGCATGCGATCTAGTCAACATAAATTTTACTAACTAATGACGACAATCCCGGGGATGTGCGTGATGTAGGGCAAGTCCCTCGGGTCGATCGCCATGGCATCACCGTTGCCATGGAACTCGTAGGTTCTGCCCGTAGCGCCGCCGAATAGCCTCAATGTCGGCTTTATCCCCTGATATTCTACGCGCACTGTGGCCTGGGAAAGGGCTTTGCGCTTTTCGTTGCAGCACCCCATACATCTCCTCCAGGAATAAAGTCCCTGCCGACAGGGAAAGCCAGAAGAGCACAAAGTTTTTCCCAAATTGGCTCAGGTAGGCCGCCACCGGCAGGGACACCCATAAACTGTTGCACCCGAGGCAATCCATCAGTTTGCCCAACTGTCCATCGCCGAGGCGCTTTCGGATCCGGTAGATTATGTCCCATGGCCCATCCTCATGAGCCAGGATGTGGCTAACCCGCCAGACTGCCAGAAGGGCGAGAAAGAATTCCATTTAACTCGGGGCCCCTACAGAAGGACGATTCTTTAGATCCCACATACAGGCGATCGCGGCCGCCATCGTGGCGATCATCTCCTCCTTATTGTCGTCGAAGAAACTGTTCACCTTCTTGTTCATCGCTCGAGCGAGAGTCACCATGGCACCATCAACCTTGGGCTCGATCGCCTTCGCAATTACGATCAGAACGGCATCCTTGTTGGCATCCATCCAATCCCGGACTCCCTTGCTGATCGCTTCGGAGTAGTCTGAGGGCATCATCAGCCTTCTTCTGGTTCTGTAGGTTCCGGTTCGGGCTGAGGAACAGGGAACATCGGCGATGGGCCCTCCTTGCGATACTGCTTTTCCCGGCGGAAGACAATCTGGACATAACGACCTTTCGAACCTGAGTTCAGGAGGGCTTGCCACTCCTCCTCAGAAATCGAAAAATAAGTATAGATGTCACCGCCCTTGACGAACTTTACCTGACACTCCCGGGTTGCCGGGTCGTATCGTACCGCCTCAACATTTGAACTACCGTAGACGGGTATCCACTGCACGTTTCCTCCTCGTTGCCATCCTGGTGTGTTCATTCTGACATTCACGGTGGCGCCAATGATGTCTCCCGAGATTCAGATAAAGAATCATTGATCTCGGATTATCGTACGTCTTGCAATATGGACACCTAACTAAATTTGCGTTTCCGCAGGATCTGTACGCTCTCATCCTTCGATGGATGAGTTTGTGGTAGGCCAAATCCTGGCATATCACCAAATTCCCAGGAGAATTATTGGATGGATTTTCGTCAACATGGTGGACATTTGCCCGGTGCGGAAGTGGCTTCCCAAGGGATTTCTCAGCTACCAGGACATGCTCCATCTTCCCTCCAAATGCTCTTCTCCTGATTATATATCCGTCATGTCGAGTGGTTATTCCTTCGTCCCAATTCTCGTGAGAAGACCGTCGATGATGATGGTTTATGAATCGGATGGGCATTCCTTTCACCCAGCCGAACTCCCTGTTAGTATTTCTGGCAATCGGAGCCTCTCCGCCGCATCCACATTCGCAGAGACTCATGTCGGATTGACCTCTTCCTTTACTTGCTCCGGTACATCGTCCCGATAGATCACATTTTCCCTGGCGACCTTCTCCCGGAGTAGATTATCGACCACCTTGGCAGCCGCCCCGGGCATAGGATGCCGACCCTTGCACCAGCGATAGACGGTTTCCGGACGGACCGAGAGTTCACGGGCAAGGTCCGCCTGGGACATGGCCAGATCCTTCAGGACCTTTGTAAGATCTTCCGCAGACATCCTCATATTCTATCCTTTCGGGGTCGCAGTAGCCCACTACCCTGCCTCTGTGATAGGCGCCATACATACCGCAAGGTAGTGGGCGTTAGGCTTTCGCGGGCGTGTCGGATTCCCTGCCACAGGTCCGCACTCGCCAGAAATGCGCCATTCGGGTACTAGCTCTCTTCCCCTGTACGCATGGCAGCATTGCGCGTGTGTCAGCAATAATGCGTGACACGCCGCCGCCCGCGAACTCGCCTAGTCTATGACGGTGAATCAGGCGATAATCCTGAGTGTAAACTCGATGGCGCGGGTTCGTTGATATGTTTCGATGGCATCGACAATCCTTGACATTGCCTCAAGCTTCCACATTCCGCCGTCGCACTCAAAGAGTGCCACCTGGGGAAGGGGAGTGCCTTTCTTTACCCTCACGACGAACGGGCTCTCCGGCTGATCAATCTCCCGGAAGGTGCGGAATGGTTTCAGCACGATCGGACTCGGTATGGTGACGGCCTTGACCAAGGCTACCCCGGCCTTTGCCACAACCCCCTGGCTGATCCCATTGTCCGCAACTTCGAGGATTTCCTCAGTTTTGATACTAGAAAAGATTCTGAGGAGCTCATCCCTCTGATGAGTCTGGGCGAACAGGGTCTGCAGCGCAACGACAAAGATCTCGTGATCGAAGTACTTCCCGAAATGGAAGTCATCACCGAAGAGGGGCTGGTGCTTCAAATCGCAGAAGACATCTCTTTGCTTGGACTTCCCGTACAGACAGGATACAACCTCGACATGATTTGGGGAAACAACATGGATGAATGCGGCCGGTTTGGAATTCCAGTCATTGCTGGCAAGGAACCCCAGGAGTCCGCCCAGTGTGTAAATCTCCATCGGCTTGGGTTGCGGTTCGGGAGTGGGCTCGACCGGACACATCTTCCGGGTTGAGTACTCAGTTCCATCCTTGGCCGTGAGTATTGTCGTGCATACCGCTTGCTGAATCTGCTCAATGAGTTTGTCGAACATCGATTACTCCTTTATTACCTCTCCGGTTTTCAGGTCGATCACCGGACGGGGGCCGACCTGACTGAACATGGGTTTCTGGGAAGGTTCAAACTCGGCTGCTACCGCACGATTGCCCTTCCGACCGAATGAAAATACCGATCCAACTGCTTTGGTGGATCCGATCTTGCTGTCAACGGTGATCGCCACGGATCCGAAATTTCGGTTCTCGTCAGGCTTCACCTTGATTTTGATACTGATTTCCCGGACAGCCGTGGCCTCGGTATTGAGGTCCAGGATATCCGCAGTGATCCTGTCGAGCTCGCGCTCGAAAAGTTCTTCGACCGCTCCACTCGCCATCGTCTGAAGGGTGATCTTCTCTTCGTCCACTGGGCACTCCTTATGATGGATAGTTAGAAAGGTATTGTATCTTACTCGGGGTCCCAATCTCCGTCACTCGATGCTCCCCCCTCTTCCTGCATCGGATCGTCAAAAACTTCGGCCAGGGTTACAATTTCGTTCTCATCCACAATGTCAGGCTCCGAGAAACAATGGAGGATCTGATGGGTGGGCCAGTATTGCTGGTGAATCTTGGCATAGGCCTTGTTCGTGAGTTCCCTGTGGCAGGTTCCGCATCTCCACCGATCGGTCATCTCGGCCTCCTAACCTTTCTGGGTGGTTTCGGAAGACATCTCTTGTGCGCAAAACCATAGGCTGTGACACATCGTGGACCGACCCCACCGCAATATACGCACCGCCTTGATTTATGTCCCCACGGCAACCTTGTCGCCATATATCCCTACATCTTGTATTTGCCCGTGTCTTCCGTCCCAGACATTAAAAACTCACCAATCTCCAAGAGTTCCCTGTGAGCCGCAACCGTGTCTCTGGCTCCCTTGAGAAGTTTAAGCATCGCTTCCGCCGGAGCGTTACCTGAAAAAGCTTCCTTGTCGGAATCGGCCCGACTCTTCATCCATTCTTCGAAGAAGACGACATCATCCCGGATCATCAGCTCAATCGGCAAGAGATCATTGACTACTCTCGACAACGCGGCCGCAATGGCGAAGTGCTTGGCGATCTTTCGCTGAGTTTCGGAATCGTATTCCATATGTCCAACGTTAGACCACTGGATCCTTGGACCTGAAGTCTGTTATGTTCACCGAGGCAGATGGCGCCGGCAAACGTGATTCCGGAAAGTGTCCGTCCGGCAACTCCTCGAACACCGAGAATGATTTCCCGAAGGCGTTCTCGTGGTATGTCCCCAGATGAATCATCTTCTTGAACGACCCGAGTGGAACATCAACGGGGACGCCAGTCTGCATGATCAGGATATTCCTGTCCTCGACTTTGTTTTGGTCATCATCGATCACCGCCCAGATAGTCGGACCCGATCCAGATCGTACATCAGCACCCAGGATCTGGGCCCCCACCGGCAGTTTGGTCGTCTGGCGGGTGATCTGCGCCAGTTCGTACTGCATCACCTTTTTCACTGGATACCTCCGCTTTGGCTTGGCCGAAGACCTGCGTTTCCTCCTGCATGCCCTTGACCACATTCCGAACCATAATCGCCGCATCGAGTTTCTTCGAAAAATTGATGAGGCACTCTCCGAGATGCTTTGCAGACGCTGAATCCAGAGATATTGAAGGAATCGGCCGGCCGAACTCCAGTACTACACTCATCGACTTGTAGTCGATACCTGACCGGATCTGTATTTGATCCACTAGTTTAGACGATTCTTCCATCTGAAAGCCTCCCGTTGACACCAGTAGACCATACATTATGTATGGATGTCAAGCGCATATTTCGTGTATGATAGACTTATCCACGCATCTTGTTTCACGTGAAACACTTACGGCCCATTTTATTCTAGAATATGGACCAATTTGCTCTTGGCGCATCGTCGGCACTGCTTCCAGCAGATCACGAATCGAGGGGCCGGTTTGTCCCTAAAACACAGTTCGTCTGCCGCAACGTTGTGCTGATGATAATCCCAGTCATGAATCCCAAGGTGGCATAAAAGCTTCTTGAACACGTTATCCTCCAGCTTCGCCCCCATCCGCCCATCCCCCAGCGCTAGGGGAAGGAGTGAACTGACGGACAGGGGCAAACTTAAAAGGCATTTCTGGCGTCGCGCACCTTACGAAGTACATCGTCGGCGCGCAGCAGAGCCCGATCCAACTGGATGGCGAAGCGAGCGATAGTTTTACCGGTCGCCGCAGCTTGGCGCCCATGGCGGAGAGAGTTCACGATCACCCGGAGAGTAGAGGCAAGCTCACTTCCATAGGCGACATAGGCGGCATCGCGATTCCGTGCTCTGGCTATGGTCAGGGATAACACCCTGTCCCTGATAATTTTCTTTGTCATAGATTCCTCCAAATCCAATGAATAAACTCGTAGAACACCACTGCGCACAGAAGAATGAAGGCAATCAACATCAAGTTCTTTAGGATGCGGCCGCACTCGAACATCGATTTTATGAACCAGTTTCTGTCCACGATATTCCTCCTATGGGTGACCGCGGGCCCGCCACTTTCTTCGCAGGAACGCTTGCCCCCGGGAGATCAGCCCCGGGAAAGCCTGCTCACGCGTGAATTGCGGACCGACCACTAGCGCTTCAGCCTGGGCTTACGCCCACGCGGTCATAATTGGGTGGGAGGGGGCCCGGAACGCTGAATCCCGAGTTTTCGGACAGAATTACCACTGCCCGTCGCCTTTGGCCGCAGATCCTGGCTAGAGGATCTATTGGCGCGCGACCAGACAATGCCCCCTCCACAACTCTCATAACTTTTTCGCCTCCCTGTGCAATTTGCAGTGATCCACATCTGAACTAATCTTCTCTCGGTGATCCTCGCAGATCGGCCGATCGCAGATTTTCTTGGTGATCGGCCCGAAGAAATCGCACAAATATGGCGCCGCCTTGCTGCAATAATGACACTGCTGGCGCCGTTCTCCGCGGCGGCACGCGATGGCATATCCCCCTCCCGGGGTCTTTATTATTTCGCAGGGCATACTATTTCCCTTTCCGCTTCCAGCCTCCGGCCGGTCGGCGATCTTCGCACCAGTTATAAAGCCTGTATCCGATCTTCCAGAGGAGCGTCATGATCCAACCTTTCATTCTGCTCCTCTGATTCTCCGGACTCGGCGCCGACTGGCGCGCAGATAGTTAATGTACTCGATATTGCTGATCAGCAACTCGAATGCTCTGACGACCGCAATCGGTATGCCCCGCTTACCGCAACCGGATTCCCAATGTCGGACGGTGTTTCGATGCACCCCAAGATGTCGTGCGATCTCGCCGATGCGCAGGCCCGCAGCAATCCTCATTACCTTCATCTGTTCACCGGTCATTTTTTTGCGGCCCTCTCGGCCGATTTTTTCTCGACGATCTTCCCTGTGATAGTGGCTTCAAGAACTTCCTTTGATCTGGGTTTCGGCAGGCGCTCCCAAATGAGCTTGGCGTACTCCCGGCACAGGAAGTCGTAGGTATCTCTCGCCCCGCTGCCCGGTTTCTTGCCAGAGACGCAGACCTCAATCAGCGATTTGTATACCGATGACCTTAACCATACTCTCAGAGGCTTCATGGTGTTCCCTCCTTAACTGGTGATAGGCAGTTGAGCCTTCAAATGTTCGATTTGATCCCTCAGAGTTGCGACTGTGCGCCCGTAGTCCCTCAGCTCCATGAGGTAGCCTCTCTCCCGAAGGCGGAGTTGCTTGTTCTCGTCGCTGAGGTTGCCGAGTATCCATGTGGCCAGCACCAGTAATCCCCCGGGCGGAGGAGATCCAGCCGGCTGATACTGCTGCAGGATGCGGCAAATGGATGCCAGTTCTTCCTTCAAAGCACTCATGGGATGCTTCGGACACGCCTCAATATGTGCCTTCAAGGTAGCGGCCATAGACACAGGCGTGGTCTCTCCCGGTCCGTACCTGTGACCACAATAAACGCAGTTGATGTACATGCCCGATTGCAGATCATCGACCCACCGTTTGTATTTGGCGAGTTCTTTCTTGAGACCGTCGATCTCGTATCGATACGTCGTCTCATCCGCATTTCTTTCCTCGACGGTCTTGAAGTATAAGTCCTTCCACTCCTCGATTTTCTTCTGTTCCTCGGTCATCTTATTTCTCCTCCAGGTTTCGTAGTAGCTCCATAAGGCGGATGATTCCGTGTATTAGGGTTGCGTTCAGAGCCGACATCTTGTCGAAGGATTTTTGGAGAGCCGTCGCGCTAATGTGTTGACCTTCGGCTTGTTTCTTCCAGTGGTCCCTTTCCTTTTCGACCCGCTCGACTTCCTTGCGAGTGAGCGCTGCGACGCCTTGCTGGGCGAAGAGCTTAAATCCCTCGCGCTCCTGGGCCCACTTTACCTTTTCAGCCTGCAGCAGATTGACGGTGCTGAGGGTGGCATCCTTGGAGTCCTGGAGTTCTACTCGGAAACCCTGATTCTCGGCCTCGAGTTCCTTGATCCGGTCGCCCTGCAGCTTGCATGTCTTCCAGAGACCCTGGTTCTCGATTATCATACAAAGGCGTGCCTCCGGAATGGGGGCATCCTCCAAGCCGTAGATATCCTCCGGCGCCGCCTTTGATCCGATGGAAGGACCTTGGGATTTCTGCCCCTCATCAATGAAGTCCTTGGCATCGCGGTCGTTTAGATATCGGGCCTCCGGACTCCCTGACTCTGGATTGTCAAACCTGGACAGGAATTTTGCTTCTTGCATCGGGATCGTGATGAGTACCGGCTTCCCTTGCTCGCCGGTGTGGGTCTCCATTGGCTTAGGCTCGTCCTCCGGATTCTCGTAGACCCAGGCCCCATCAGGATTTTCGATGAGTCCTCCCGGGGTGACCTTGCTCTCGGCGATCACGACTCCGGCCGGTCCGCCGGCGCTAGGATCCTCCTTCGGCACGAAGGGAACGCTGGCCGAATCCCGCATTTTCCCAGCCGCATCGCACTCTTCCCGGTCGAGTTCCGCAATGGTCTTGGCCCTTGGTTCTGCTTCAATGGGATTCCCGTATGCCTCCCCATGTCTTCCTCCTAATGTTGATCCTCCCATCTTCTTCTCCTCCATTTTGTGCGAAACATACCTAAAGATCGGCGATTCGGCGAACAGCCATTTCTCCGCCAGCTTTCTCAGATCTTTTCCGAAGTCCTTACTGAAGTTGAACATACCTTAATCTTGTGGCATCACAGGATTGGTACCCCATCGGCGCTCCAGCCCACATGTCTTGCATGCCCATATCTGGCCTTGGATGCTGACGGGATCTCCTCCTTTGGTTTTCACGGCAACAGGGATGGCGCCACAAAATGCGTAACTCTTTAGCTTTCCCACGCCCATACGCTCAAAGTGGTGGCGCGTTTCTGTACAACAACCACTGCACACTAACAAAGGCTCGTACGAGGAATCTCCGGCAAGTTTTCTCAGGTCTCTGTCTGATGCTCATCGCGCGAGATCCTCTTCCAGTGTTTTCATGGTGCGCATCAGAAGGCACCGCTTTTTGTGACCGACTTCCGATGTTTTAGATTCCCGGTTGGTTTCCTTGAACTGTCCGCAGACTGGACACCCCGGATATTCCCTTTGATAATCCAATGGCCATACTCCAAACAGATCCAACTTGGCCGACCATTCGAGTTTCTTTAGAATCCGCAGTGAGTGACGCACGAAGCGGTAATGCCTTTCCTCGAGCTCCAGGAATTCGTCTTCGGTTACGCTCATGCTTCTTTCCCGTTGCGAATCTTAGTTATGCGCTCTCGGAGGTCTCCTCCGCGGAATTCCAAGATCCGTTCCAGAAGATCCCTGTCATCAATCTCGATCGCTCCCTTGTTCACCGCGACCGCTCTCCGGCTCTGGTCCTTGGTTACGATGTGCATGCCGATTCCTTTCCGCCTACGATTTTCCAGTCGGGATTTTCGCATTTGCATTGTGCGTGATGCTTCTTGCACTTTGCGCACATCTTGTATGCGAAATAGGGTCCGGCCACTGAGAAAAGCCTCTCCTGCAGGTCACTACAAGTGCATTTGGAAAGGTCTTTATTACATTTCATACACCACATCATCTTGCCTCCATTTGCCGCCGCGCCTTCCGCTTATTCCGGGCCTTGCGCGATTCGTCATCGCGTGATTGCCGGATTATAAGGAAGCGGTGTCCTTACTGTACGCTGCCCGCGCTTGGTCACACGCTGCTAGCGCCTTGTGGTACGCTTCCAATGCCTGCTCGCACGCTGCCCGCGCCTGGTCGCGCGTTGCCAGCGCTTTGTCGTACGCTTCCTGAGTCTGGAGGACTAATTTCGACTTCTGTATTTTTATGGTCATGATATTTCCTTTGCCTGGTCGCGCGCGGCCAATTGGTTCGCGGTGCCTTTCAAGGTGGCTCCTTTCAGGCGTTGGTTCCGACTTCAACCGGAAAAATTTCCTCCGGCCGCACATCGAGCGCCCGTGCCAGCCGACCGACGATCCGCCAGCCTGGAGACCGGTTGCGGCCGGTTTCGAGCGCGCTGATTACCGCTTGCTCAATGCCGGACAGGTCGGCGAGCTGTTCTTGGGTCAGC